GGTTCTATGGTAATTGCTCCTTCACTCGCTGATGGACAAACACTGAAACTTGGTAAGAACGGCGCAGTTGAAATGGTATTCACTCCACATGGTACAGCGGGAAGTGAGAAATTCTTACTTACTAATACCGCAGGTACTGCTGCTGATGCAATTAAACTTGATTCAGTTGCCGGTGGTATCACTCTAAACTCAGCTAACACCTCTCACGGTGTAAAAATTGGTACTGCTACCAGTGGTGTTCCAATCACAATTGGTCACACTACCTCTGAAGTTACTGTTGCTGATAACTTGACTGTTACTGGCGACTTGACTGTCAACGGCACTACCACAACGATTGATACAACTGAACTTCTTGTCGAAGACAAGTTGATTACGTTGAACAATAATGGTGGAGATAACACTGCTAGAGGTTCAGGTATTGAATTCGAAGAAGCCGGTTCTGTCGCAGGTTTTATTAAAACTTCAGCAGACGGTGAAGAATTCGAACTCAAAGTTCCTGAAGGTGGTCACACCTTGGTTCTTGATATCGATGCTGATAAGACTGTTACAGTTGCAGGTGCTTTGAATATTGAAGCAGACTCTGTAATTAATCAGGATTTGTCCACAGACTCAACTACAGCAACTTTCGCAGGTTTAAGTCTCAGTGACGGCAACATTACTAACGTTGGCGACATCAATGCTGATAGTATTTCTGTTGATGATGCTGCTACAGGTCTTAATGTTGATTTTAGTGGCGGTAATACAGGTACAAACCTCATTACTCTACAAGATGGTATTGCTGATGCTCTTAGTGTCAACGATGGTTCGAACGACTGGATGGTCTTCAACACCAGCGCAGAAACTCTTACGCTCGGTAAAGATACTAATGTAGTTGGTAATCTGTCAGCATCTGTCAATGTTTCCGCTTCCGGTTTTTACGGTGACGGTTCAAACTTGACTGGTGTAGGCGGTGCTGTTACAGCAGTTTCCAACACAGCTGATTATCACTTTTCGTTGCTAAGTTCCAATACAGCTCAAGACGCTGCTGAATTCTTTGTAGAAAATGCTAACGTCTTAAAGTATAATCCTAATAACGACGAGTTAATGTTGTCTGGTACAATGACAGCACACACAGGTACATTCAAAACTCTTTCTTTCGAACACCTCTCGGGTGCCGCAGGAAATAATATTGAAATATCTTCTGAGCAAGATGTTGTATTTGTTATCGATGCTAATGGTGCCGGTACTCAAAACTATGAGTTTAAGGCAGGTACGACTTCTGTAGCGGAGTTGGACGAAAATGGTAACTTCCAGATGTCTGGTGCGTTATCAGCATCCCTTACTATAAGTGGTGCATCTGATTTAATCATCGATGGAAATGCTCAGTTTAATGGTAACGAAATGGTTGTCACTGGTACTTTACACGCATCAGCATTTGTTGGTGATGGTTCACAGTTGACCAACGTTCCAGCACCAGCGACTGTCAATATTGACGACACTGGTGATGCAGACACTAACTATAGTCTTGTTATGGTTGATGGATTAACAAACAGCGAAACACTGGAAGCAGGCGATGACTTGACTTTCAATGCTTCGAGTAATCTCCTTACAGTAGCGAATGTCTCGGGTTCGACCAAACTTGCTACCGCAAGAGTTGAGGACGCTGGCGGCGCTCTCGCAATCTTCGGTGGTGCAGCAGTTACTATTGATGCGACAACCGGTCTTTCATTAGACGCAGGCGCAGCATCGAATATCAGTACTTCTGCTGGTGCTTTGACCGTTCACGGTGCAGGCGGTATTAATATCGGTACGACTACTGATGTCGCAATTGATATTGATTCCACTACTTTAGACATCGACGCTTCAGACGCAATCACAATTGATTCTACATCAACGATTGTAATCAGTGGTGACGGTGGAGCAACTCTTAGTGATGATACCGAAGGCCTTGCTTATGATGGTTCTGGTAATGTTGATTTTGATGCTGTTGCATTAGACATTGACGCTTCTGGTGCTGTTACGGTAGACGGCGCAGGTATTGCCCTCGCTGGCGGTGCTAACGCTTCTAGTTTCAATGTTGCCACAGGCGGCGCTGATGCTAAAGACTTAACATTCTCCGTCACAGGCGGTGGTGATTCTAGTCTGTTGTTAACCTCTGCTGGTACAGGTGCTGACGCACTATCGCTTGATGTTTCTGCTGGTTCAATGGTTGTTGCTCCTTCACTCGCTGATGGTCAGACCTTGAAACTTGGTAAGAATGGTGCTGTAGAAATGGTGTTTACGCCCCATGGCACAGCTGCTAACGAGAAGTTCTTGCTTACCAATACCGCAGGTACTGCTGCTGACGCTATCAAGTTAGACTCGACTGCTGGTGGTATTACTCTAAGTTCTGCCAACACAAGTCATGGTGTCAAGATTGCTACTGCTACATCAGGAGTTCCGGTTACTATCGGTCACACTACTTCTGAAGTTACCGTTGCTGACAACTTGACTGTTACAGGTGATCTAACTGTTAATGGTACAACCACTACACTAGACACTACGAATCTCCTCGTTGAAGATCCAATTGTTGTTCTCAACAAGGCAAATTCGTCTGCCAACGGTCAGGGTGGTATCGTCATTGAAAATGGTGGTTCTTCTACCGATATGGTCTTCGGCCGAGTTGCTAACGACACCTGGGGTGTTGGTACTAAGGATACTTCCGGTGGTACAGTAACTACGCTCGCTGACATGACGCTCACAACCTTCAGAGCATCTAAGTTAGAAATCGATGCATCAGGTAATTCGATTGATGTCGATACAGACCTGAAGCTTGTTTCGGTTGCTGACATCGTGCTTGATCCAGGCGGTAGTGACGTGAAGGTAGATGGTAACATGTTGCCAAATGCCGCTGACGGTGGTGCTCTTGGTAGTGCTGACAACGAATGGTCTGATTTGTTCCTTGCTGATGATGCTATCATCAAATTCGGCGCGGGTCAAGACGTTCAGTTGGCACATGATAACTCTAATCAGTTGCTAACTTTTAGTTCAGCACAAGACGATTATGGTTTGAAAATGCCATCAGTTGACGGTAGCGACGCTCAAGGTCAAGCATTCTTGGAAAAGATTGTTACTGGTACTGACGCTGGCGGTGCAGGAACAGCAGTATCCGCGTATAACGGTGTTATGTTCTACTTAGCAGCTGCCCACGGAGGTTCAGCGAATGAGGGTCAAGCAGGACGTTCAGCGCAGTTAACATTCACGCAAGCAGGAAAGTTTTACTTTATTGAGAACGGAATTGTATTCCCATCACCTTTTATCAGTGAATAATCTGGTGTAACTAAAAGATAACTTTTAAAATATAATACTCAACCCAGTGCTTCGGTGCTGGGTTTTTTTTTACAAAAAAGGATTTTGTGTTATTATACTACTATTTACAAAATGTAGAGTTCTATAAGGAGACCAACATATGAGCAATTTACTCGAAGAGGCAATCATCGATGCCAAAGCACTCAAAGAAGCAGCGATGAAAACTGCTGAAAAATCAATAGTTGAGAAGTATTCTGATGAAGTAAAGAATCAGATTAGTAAAATTCTCGAAGCGGAAATGGGCATGGACAACGCCACTCCCAACAATCCTCTAGAAAAGATCCCGCTCGCTGCACTGGATGGAGAAACTTCTATTGGCGATGACGAAGAGATTGAAATAGACCTCTCAGACCTCGCAGACATGGCATCAGAAGAAGAAATGGACATTGATGATATGGAACCTACTGAGTTGAGTTTGGGACAGATTGCTCAAGCAGCAGACGACTCAGGTGGTGAAGATGACTTGGCCGGTTTAGATGTTGGTGACGATCCTATGGACCAAGACGAATTATCCGAAGAAGATATGATTAGTCAAATTGTTCTTGCTCTCCAGGAAGAGTTGAATGAGGAAGAAGTAAAGGTTAAAGAAATGGATGCTCCCGAGCAGCATAAGATGCCAGAGATGGAAAAAGTAGATCCTATGCAAAAAGCAAAAGACCTTGAAGAAGAGCGAGCAAACGAAGAAGATGGCAAAAAATCAAAAGACAAGAAAGATTTGGACATCCCCGAGAACGTAAGAAATATCGCTAAAGAATTAGATAAAGCTGTAGACATGCACAAAAGTCAAGCACAGAGACTCAGAAAAGCAGGCATGTCAGAAGAGGTAAAGAATAAAGATAAAGCAGACCTTGATAAAGATGGTAAACTATCATCATACGAAAAGAAAAGAGGCGCTGCAATTGAGAAAGCAATGGATGATGACGAAGAAGAAAAGAAAGAATCCCTTGACCTCGCAAACGAATTCGCTACACTTCAAGAGTCTATCAATACTCTTGGAAACGAAAACACAGAACTTAAAACCTCCAACGCATCAATCGTTGAGGAAAACAAGAAACTAAAGGATACACTTCAGTCCTTAAATGAAGTATTCGAAGACTTGGTGTTGCAAAACGCACAACTGGTCTATACCAACAAAGTTTTAGAAGTTAGCTCCCTGAATGAGCGGCAGAAGGAAAAAATTGTTGGTGCTATTAGAGAATCTAAGAGTGCTGAGGAAGCAAAAGTTGTTTTTGAAACCTTGCAGAATGCTGTGAGTTCTAGTGGAAACAAGAGTCCTCAATCGTTAAACGAGGTATTCAGCAAGAACAGTACGAAAATGATTTCTCGAAAAGAAACTAACAATGAAACATTACCCGTCGCATCAAGGTGGAAAACCTTGGCAGGGATAAAATAAATAATATTAGGAGAAATATACAATGTCTATTTTAGAAAAATTAACAGAAGGTATTGTTGATCGCAACCTCTCCGCAGAGGGAGCTGCTGTCCGTACCAAATGGGAAGCCTCTGGTCTTCTCGAAGGTCTTAACGACCGTAATAAGGATTCAATGGCAACATTGCTAGAGAATCAAGCAAAGGAACTTCTTCGTGAAGCATCAAGCATGGCTGGTGGCGACGTAGAAGGTTTCGCAGCCGTTGCGTTTCCAATCGTCCGTCGTGTATTCGGTGGTTTGATTGCTAACGAATTGGTTTCAGTACAACCCATGAGTTTGCCTTCCGGTCTCATCTTCTTCTTGGATTTTACCAAGACTGACGATAAACTGGGCGGTGCTGCTGATGAATCTATCTATGGTGGTGCTAAAGTCGCTAAAGGAATTCAGCAAGGTGTCACAATTGATGGTGCAAGCACAGAGACAGGTCTCTATAACTTGAACCAAGGTTACAGTGCTCCTACCGGTTCCGCTACGATTACAATCGCAGCTGGCGCAACTATTGCCACAGATCACGCAGTTACTGCACTTTCCGGTGCATTATTGAAGCGTATTGATAACGATCCTGATTTGTTGTCTGGTACTACTTTCAATAACGTTTGCGAACACAAGATCGCTACAGGCAATAAGCCAAGCGATATTGATACCAACAACCTGATGGCAATTGAATTTGCAGTTGCAGATGGTACTTTGATTCGTCGTTTGACTCGTTTGGAGTCCAATGGTGATATCTCATTTATCGTTGCAAAAGCAACAGCAATCACGCCTGGTAACAACAACACTGCTTTAAAAGTTACTTATCCTTCCTTGGATAATTTGACTACTGGTGGTGCCAATGGTGCATTAGTCGGTTCTACTCCTTTCGGTCTTGAGGGAACAGATACTTTGACACTCGCCGGTACTAACAACGACATCGCAGAGATTGACATCAAGGTAGACAGTATTGCTGTTACTGCTCAAACTCGCAAGTTGAAAGCAAAGTGGACTCCTGAATTGGGTCAAGACTTGAATGCTTACCACAACCTCGACGCTGAAGTTGAATTGACCAACGTTCTTTCCGAGCACATCGGTTTAGAAATTGATCAAGAAATCCTCGGTGATTTGGTCAAAGGCGCAAAGGCAGGTACATTGTACTGGTCACGTCGTCCTGGTAAATTCTTGAATCGTGAAACAGGCGCAGCAATTAGCACAAGCGCGAACGAAAGTTTGCTCGGTGCTGACTTCACTGGTACTGTCAGTGAGTGGTATGAGACGTTGCTTGAGACTGTCAATGACGTTTCTGCTAACATTCACCGCAAGACGCTCAAAGGTGGCGCAAACTTCCTCGTGGTTTCACCAGAAGTTGCTAACATCCTTGAGTTCACCGCTGGTTTCAAAGCAAGCGTCACTCATGACGACGATAAGGGTACCGCAGGTGCTGTTAACGTCGGTAGTTTGAGCAGCAAGTTGGAAATCTATGTAGATCCTTACTTCCCACGTAACGTAATGTTGGTTGGACGTAAAGGAAACAGTTTCCTAGAAAGCGGTTACGTTTATGCTCCGTATGTCCCACTACAAGTGACTCCTACTATCTTCGGTACTGAAGACTTCGTACCAAGAAAAGGTGTCATGACTCGCTATGCGAAGAAGATGGTACGTCCTGACATGTACGGTTTGGTTATCTGCACTGACTTCTCAGGCTAATAACAAATATAAAACCTAAATTTAAAAACCCTGTCCTTGTGATGGGGTTTTTTATTTCTATTTCCCTTTACAAAAACTACTTATTTTTGTATAATTACGCGGAGGACCTATGAATGGCATTACCAACACTCACACCCAAAAGCAATACTAGCGTTTCGGTATTACCGGTAACTGGTACACATAGTAATGTTATAGGCGCTCTTGCTACCAGTGCGTACAATTCATCAGAGTTCGTCTCCGGAGCCGTCTCGCAGGTTACATATGTCTATAGAAAACTTGGCGGAGATGTCTTAGATCTAGAAATAAGAGAAGAAAATGTGTATGCAGCGTACGAAGAAGCTTGCCTGGAGTACTCTTATCTCATAAACATTCATCAATCTAAAAATATTCTCTCTGATGTTCTTGGCAATACGACCGCCTCTTTTGACCACAAAGGGGAGATGCAAACAGGTCCACTCTCCGCTTCTCTTAGTGGTACTCACGTGTCACTCAAATTCCCGTCATTTAACTTTGCTTATGCCAAGAGAGTCGCAGACGGTATTTCTGAGGAGGCGAATATTGGCGGGAACCTCCAGGTTTACTCAGCATCACTAGATGTGGTCAACAACCAACAAGATTATGATCTACAAGCAATCGTTGCAGCACTTCCGGAACACTCCGCTTCAGTTGGTAACAAGAAGGTTATTATCAAAAAAGTATATTACAAAACACCCAATGCTATGTGGAGATACTATGGTTACTATGGCGGCATCGGAGTGGTAGGGAATATGTCTACGTACGGTCAATACGCGGATGATACCACATTCGAAGTTGTACCCCCATGGCAAAATAAATTACAAGCTATGGCATATGAGGACAGTTACTATACTAGGTTAAGTCACTATTCGTACGAATTAAAAGACAACAAAATTAGATTGTTCCCTACGCCTAACACATCGGTCGCTACCAAGATCTGGTTTGAATTTGCAATTCCAAAAGATTCGTGGGAAAAAGACGAAACAAGAGATATCGGAATCGATGGTATTAATAATATGAATACTCTGCCTTTTGACAATATTCCGTACGAAAACATAAATTCTATTGGTAAGCAATGGATACGTCGCTTTGCCCTCGCACTATCTAAAGAGACGCTTGGACACGTTAGAGGAAAATTTGCAACTATTCCAATTCCTGGAGAATCAGTAACTTTGAATGGAGCAGACCTTATCGCCCAAGCACAGACCGAACAAAACGCCCTGAGAGATGAACTAAAAACTGTTCTGGATGAGCAGACATATGGTAGACTAATGGCAGGAGACGCCGAGCTCGTAGAGAATGCCGGGAATATTCAATCCAAGGTTCCGATGAAAATATTTGTAGGTTAAGGAGGTTCTGAATGTCAGACAACGACAACACTTGGGAACAACCTTCAGCTCCTCCTCCACCGCTCTTTACGGGGAAAAAAGAGAAGGACTTAGTAAAACAAGTAACAGACGAACTCACAGAGAGAGTTGTCAAGTCAGAGATTGTTTACTATCCCATTAGTTTAAAACATAGCAATTTTCACTCCCTGTATGGTGAGGCGGTGGATAAAAGTTTTCTACCGCCTGTGCATGTTTCTGCTTATGTTGATTGGCAGGGAGCGCAAACAGTAGCAACCAATCTTGGTATTGATAAACGATCAACAATTGCAGTTCATTTCCATAAAAGAAGATTAACGGAAGACAAGAATCTATTTGTGCGTGAAGGGGACTTTATTTTATATGGAAAACACAACTACGAAATTGTGTCTCTAGGGCAACCACGTCCGCTATTCGGTCAAATAGACAGTCAAATAGAAATAGTTGCTACTTGTATAAGAGCGAGAGACGGAATAATACCAGAAAAGAAAGCAGTTGCATCAAATGTTGACGAAGATCCTCGCCTAACAGCACCCGCCTGCGATCCCTTGACAGAACTTCGTGTCCTAGACGGCACAGGAACCGACACAGGAGGTTCTGGTAAATCCCCTCCCGTATGCGACGAAGTTTCTGAACGTCCCGTAAATCCACCCCCACCGCTCTTCACAGGCGTTAATGAAACCAACCTTGTCAAGCAAGTAAATGATGAGTTGCTCGAAAGGGTAATCGGACAGCAAGTTGTATATTTTCCAGTCAGCGTTAAGCACAGCAACTTCCATTCACTATATGGAGAGAGTGTCAATAAAACATTCTTGCCTCCAGTAAGAGTCTTCGCCGCAGTTGATTGGCAGGGTACAGAAACTAAAGCAGAAAATTATGGTATTGACAAAACAAGTAAAGTTACAGTTCGTTTTCACAAGAGAAGATTAACGGAAGATCAAAATCTGTTTGTCCGTGTGGGAGATTTTGTTCTCTACGGTTCTATATTGTACGAAATAATAACGACAGGACAGCCACGCCAACTCTTTGGTCAAGTAGGGCAGAAGTTTGAAATTGTTGCAGAGTGTATTAAGGCAAGAGAAGGAGTTTTTAAATTATCTCCACAAAAACAAGACGGCTCCTTGATAGATGTTACTTCTATAGACCCGTGTGAAAACGCGACATTTGTAAACATAGGCGAAGGAGAGAAAAACACTGGTTCTAACCTTGGATCCGGAGAGGGTATATTCGCGGACAAATCCGGCAAGAAGTTGCGGTTCAAATCTCTAGTTGCGGGAGACAACATTACTCTGAGTTCTACTTCTGAAGAAATAACAATAAACTCCTCCGCGACTGTAGATACGGTAGAATCTGCGTCTTTCGCCACTAATGCGGATACGGTAGACGGAAAACATGCGACCGACTTTACATTACAGTACATAACCACAAATGGCGCAACAACCACTAACACACTATTGGTCGCAGACTTGTCTGCTTCAGTGAACATATCCGCATCGGCATTCTTTGGTGACGGGTCGAACTTAACTGGAATATCAACAGCGTCCACTCTGGATGAGGTAACGGAAAATGGTAATACTACATCTAACGTCATTACCGTTGGATCACTTACAGCCTCATCTGGTCTTACTGCCCCAGCATTCGCAATCATCAGTTTGGATGGAAACTCTTCGGGCGACAGAAACACTCTGTTAGATTACTCCAGTAACAAAAGTACTTATTCGGGTAGAATTGTATACATTTCTAATACTGGTTCTTTGGGTTCAGTTGGTCCGTTTGTCCATTCTAACAAGTATTATTTTAACGAAAATGGAGAATGGCACGCAAGTCCGTTCTTCTCTTCATAAAGGAACTAATTAAAGTATGACAGAAGAAGTATTAACGCTAGAACCCTCAAAGATAGAGACAGTCGATTTCGCAATTTTTGATTGGCTGGATAAATTCATGGATATTCATGCAACTACTAATAAGGGTTTTGGTAAAGTACCTGTAGTTTGGGTGAGCGGCGAAAGATCCTTTCAGATAAAGAACAGAAAAGAACTTAGAGATGCGGAAGGCTCACTTATATTCCCAGTAATATCATTAGAAAGAACATCGATTAACAAAAACCCAACTCGAAGAGGTTCTTTGCAGGCATACTTGCCCCCTATCAACAAATATAACAATTTTAATATTCGTGTCCACACTCAGGTAAAGCAGAGTAAAAGTTCTAATTTTGCCAATGCTAATGCTAAAAGACGCTTTGGACAAGAAAATTTTCCGTTCGAAAATCCAAATGTCGTATACGAAGATTACTATATTAAAGCACCTACGTATGTGGACATGACATATTTGATAACATTGAGGACGGAATACCAGCAGCAAATGAATGAGGTTCTGCAACCGTTTATAGTTAAGACTGGTAACATTAATAGTTTTGTGATTGAAAAAGATGGCCATCGCTACGAGGCGTTTATCCAACCAGATTATGCACCACAAAACAATATTGCATCACTCAATAGTGAAGAGCGAATATATCAAACTCAAATAACAATTGATGTGCTTGCTTATCTCTACGGTGAAGACACAAATGATGATGAACCAAGGGTTTTTAAACAAGAAGGGCCCGCCAAAATTAAAATAGGTGGAGAAAAAACCATTTTGGGCGACCCAACGACCAAGAAAATATAACAAAGATTGATTTTGGAAAAAAAACCTACTATTTAGATAGAGAGCAAAGGTTTTTGCTACTAAGTCGTCAAGGAGATCATAGTAATGGCAGATACTCGTAAATTTAGATTTGTTTCCCCAGGAGTTTTCTTAGATGAAATTGACAACTCCCAACTCCCAAGATTACCGGATGAGGTAGGACCAGTTGTTATTGGTCGTACTCTACGTGGTCCGGGATTAAAACCAGTTCGTGTTGAATCACTTGCTGAGTTTATTGAAGTTTTTGGAGAACCCGTCTCTGGCGGTGAAACTGGAGATGTATGGCGAAATGGCAATAGAACATCTCCAATGTATGCGACTTACGCAGCACAAGCATGGTTAAAGAACACCAACGCACTTACTGTTGTTCGTCTTTTGGGTGCTCAGCATCCAGAGGCAACTACTGGTGCTGGCGCAGCAGGATGGGAAGTCGATAGCGCAGGAACTGATTTAGCAACAAACGGTGGTGCTTATGGTTTGTGGGTAATGCCCTCTGGTTCGAACGACCTCACAGGAACTCTTGCAGCAGTCTGGTACGTCAATAACGGTCACGTTAAGTTAGAAGGTAATTTTGCTGACGGCGGTGCAACCGGTGCCACAGTTACCAAAGGTGTGATGGACGTAGTTCGCAGTCAGGGAGGAGATCATCAATACAAGGCAGTTATCATGAATAACACCACAGCTGTATTGACCGCCTCCTTTAACTTTGAACCTACTTCAGACCTCTATATTAGAAATGTTTTCAACACAGACCCAACTGCCCTCGGTGCTGTTAACACTAGCGCCGAAAACTATTTCCTCGGCGAAACCTTTGAAAGGAATTTGTATTCCGTCGCAGGAGCAGGCGCTTCAGCGGGTGCTTCTTTTGCGTTTGTTGCCCCTATCACTTTGGGACACAATCATAAAAGAGAATTTACGGAATCAAAAAGAGGGCATATTTTTGCTCAAGATTTTTCCTCAGACAATACAAATTATGATCCAGCAGCAATGGATAAACTCTTCAGATTTGTTGCTATTGATGCCGGTGATGAAATACAAAGAACAATTAAAATTTCTATTTCGGATATTAAAGCTTCGCTTAATCCAACTGAGCAACCGTACGGTACTTTTACCGTAGAGGTTCGCGCAATTAACGATACTGATGGTTCTAAGAAAGTTTTGGAATCATATACGCAGTGTGACTTAAACCCCAATTCACCAAACTTTATTGCTAAAAAAGTAGGCGATAAACATCTGACTTGGGATAACGACAATAAGAGATATCTTGAACTTGGTAATTACGATAACATGTCGAAATATATCCGCGTCGAGTTATCTGAAAAAGTAGAGAACGGTTCTCAGAATCCACTTTCCCTACCATTCGGTTTCTTTGGTCCTGTTAGACTAGCAGACAACGTTTTTGTTGCAAACGCAACGAGCGTCGAAGGAGGCACGATTGAGGAAGCCGATGGCGTACCGTCTACAGTTGTAACAGACACGTCAATTGATATGAACGTTTCTTCTTCCGCTTCTTCGACTGGTTCATTAACCAGTGCTCGAATGGTATTTCCAAAAATATCTTTAAGAGCAAATACGACCGAGGGTGAACTTACTGATCCTACGTTAGCGTATTTCGGATTCGACACCACTCAAAGAAACAACAACAGATACGAAAAAAGTGTTGTAGATTTACTGAGACCAAATCCGGTAAGTTATAATACATTCGCTTCCGGTTCAGCTGGTTCTGTCGAAAATTACCATCACGTTTTTTCACTTGATAATATTAAGTATCATTCTGGTTCCGGCGGTTTAACTCTTCACGGAGCATATGACCTAAATGCTAGAAAAACGGGTGCGTCATTAACATGCACGAGTCCTTCAGTCCCATCAACGGGAACAACGTTTAAGGGTAGTTATACTTCGCCCCTAGACGCAGGATTTGATTCATTCACTCTGCCTATCTTTGGTGGCGCAGACGGACTTGACATTACAGAGAGAGATCCTTTCCGTAACAGTTTGTTGAGTCAATACTCGACTGATGAATCAAGTTACGCAAGATACTCGGTTAAAAGAGCGGTAGATTCAATTTCCGATCCAGAAGTTCTTGAGATGAACTTGGCGTCTATCCCTGGAATAACTGATGCAGGAATAACTGATCATTTAATTAACACGTGCGAAACTCGCGCAGATGCTCTTGCGATTGTTGATTTACCTGGCGGTTATGAATCAATTTATGAATCAACAAGCACTGAACAGAATCGCTTAGGTTCCTCTACTTCGGTTATCAACAACCTCAAAACTCGTGGAATAAACTCAAGTTATGCTTGTGCTTTCCACCCATGGGTACAGGTAAGGGATTCGCTAGGAACCAATGGTTTGTTGTGGATGCCACCTTCAGTTGCTGCCTTGGGTACATTCTCAAGTAACGACAGAAAAGCAGCTCCATGGTTCGCTCCCGCTGGTTTTACACGCGGCGGATTGACCGAGGGTGCAGCAGGCATTCCAGTTGTCGGTGTTCGTGAGCATTTAACACGTAAGGACAGAGATAAACTTTACGAAAGAAATGTTAATCCAATCGCGAAGTTCCCAGCAGAAGGCATTGTAGTGTTTGGTCAGAAGACTCTTCAAACAACACCTTCCGCACTTGACAGAATCAACGTTCGTCGTTTGATGATTTTTGTCAAAAAAGGAATTTCAAGAATTGCTTCACGTCTACTCTTCACGCCAAACGTGAATGCAACGTGGCAGAGATTTAAAGATGAAGCAAATCCATTCTTGGAGCAAATCAAAAACGAATTCGGTCTAGAAGACTTTAGAGTAGTTCTCGATAGCACAACAACTACTTCCGATTTAGTGGACAGAAATATCATGTACGCTAAAGTTCTCTTAAAACCAACGCGAGTTGCCGAATTTATTGCAATTGATTTTGTAATTTTAAGAAATGGGGCATCTTTTGATGATTAAAAATAAAATAGAAAGTATTTATATCAAGGAGAACATATAAAATGGCAAATAATTTCTGGTCCAGTAAAACAGCATCACCAAAGAGAAGTTATAGATTTCTCTTGTCTATGGGAACCGACGGCACCGGTATCGGTGGTGAAGAAAACTCTTGGTTAGTAACGCAAGTTAAGAAACCAAGTGTCACTATTGGGGAGGTAAGTCATCAGTACCTTAATCATACTTTCTATTATCCTGGTAGGGTAGAGTGGGATACCGTGGATGTGACTTTAGTAGATCCAGTTTCTCCAAATGCTTCCGGTATGCTTTCAAGAGTCTTGGAAGATAGTGGATACTCAGTTCCTGGCAACTCTACGGTAACTACGGCGATTACTAAAGAGAAAGCTGTTAATGCTTTAGGCGTTGTCACCATCAAACAAATTGGTAATGACAATAACGAACCTGTCGAAACATGGACTCTTAATAACGCTTTCGTTACCAATATTGACTGGGGCGAGTTAAGTTATGACTCAGATGACTTAACAAATATTACAATTACGCTAAGATATGATTATGCGACTTGTGAAACTCCTGGAACGAATAGAGCCGAAGGTGAAGGAACTTTCTTCCGAACAACAACATCCTAATTTAAAGTTGCTAGAAAGTTAAGAGGTCTTAATGGCAAGAACAAGAAATTCTGATAAGATCGGAGCGGTGCCCGAAGCATCTGCTCCCGCATCTTCCGTCAGCAACGAACTTAATTTTGTTACACCCACCGAGTTCGTTGATCTACCATCAGGTGGGAACTACTATCCTGAAGATCATCCTTTGCATTGTAAGGATACAATAGAAATAAAATACATGACAGCGAAAGAAGAGGATATCCTGAACTCAGAAGTTCTGTTGAAAAAGGGTATCGCCATTGATCGCATGCTGGAAAGTATCATGATTGATAAACAAGTGCCGTTGGAAGAGTTGCTGATAGGCGATAAGAACGCTCTTATTGTCGCTGCTCGTATTTCTGGTTATGGTACTGAGTATCCAGTGGTGATTAACTGTCCTTCGTGTATGGAGAAGAGTGAATTAGAAGTAGACTTAGAAGAGGCAAAGACACTTTCTGGTGCAGTGAAAGATAATATGGGCAACTTGGAAGAGGTAAAGATTTCAGATAATAATCTTCCAGTCCTAAGTTTACCTCGCTCAGGTGTAGAAGTGGAAATTAGATTCCTAACATCCAAAGATGAATCAGACATAGACAAGGCGGAAAAGATGGCACAGAAGCATAAACTCCCCCCTAGTCAATTAACAAATCTTTTGAAGAAAATGATTTACTCGGTAAACGGTAATACTGACCGCGCAGTGGTAAACAACTTTGTTTCTAATATGCCGGCTATGGACTCTAAGTACATTAGAGGAGTCTATAAGATAATTAATCCAACGCTGAAACTTGAACACGAATTCGTTTGCAGCAGTTGTTCGCACGATGGGACCGTGGAGGTTCCCATCACTCCAGCGTTTTTTTGGCCTGACCGATGAATACATGGAAAACGTGTATGAAGAAATCTTTAGTCTAAAGCACCATGGTGGTTGGAGTTTCATAGAAGTTTACAATTTACCAATTCAATTAAGACACTGGTTTTTGAGAAGATTGATTAAACAATTCGAAGACGAGAGAAAAGAGATAGAGAAGTCATCTAAAAGAAAATAGATGCTTTCTTTTCTCTTTACTATTTATTAGTTGGAGGACCTACCTTATGGACGAAAAACAACCCATGACAATTAATCTCAATGCTCATGCTGACGGACAACTTAACGAATCTTTTATAAAGATGTTCGGTAACTTTGTTAAGGTTGCCATGCGATATGTATTTGGTGACGATGTTGCTATACCTGTTAATGTAAAAGGCACTAAGAAACAAATTGGAGATTTTGCTAACGTCTTAGGTAAGGAAAAGAGATACCTCCAGGCATACCAAAGATACGGTTTAGACAACCCCCTCACTCACCGCAACCGAGCAAGTCTCAATTCTGCGGTTAGGAATTTCGAGAAAAGTACTAAAATTAAGTGGCCGTTTAAATAGGAGTAGCAAATGAATCCTAAAGATGTTAAGGCGCTCAATAGTGCAATCAGAGAACTAACTAAAACACTTAAAGATGGCGGAGGTTCTAATCCGACATCCCCTGGTGACAGGAGCGATTCACTACCTGCGGGAGGGGAGATCACTCCAGATAGTGTAATTAAGAAACGACTGAAGGATTTAGATGAAGAAAAGAAAAAAATAG